CCCGATTATTAAAATGGCAAGAAACATGCCTAAGTAAGTACAATAACAACGGTTACGAGTTAGTAAAAGGGCCTGAAAGCATTTTTAAGACATATTTGACGACGTTAAGTGACGGCGACATCTTAGATTATGGGTCTTTTGACAGGACACTTGACAAGCTATATTTAAAAGAAGAGAAACTAATGAAATTAGAATATGAGTCTAAACCCGACGAGACCAGCCAAATAAATCAGCTAGATAGGAGAAATTACGTAGTCGAAGAACTTCATCAAATTTGCAAAGATATTAAGAACGTCGATGATGTAGTGGAATTATTCGGCTTGACAAAACTGTCTGGTCACCCGTTCGTTAAAGCTGTCGTGTCTGCCGAATCAGTTAAATCTGAAGCATTAGGAAATGGACAAATCTGCCCCATTGCTACATTAGAGTATCCGCAATTCTTGAAGCGGTTAATCATCATATCATATATTGAGAAGCACGGAGACTGGCCCCCATTCCAAGTAAAACCCAAAGAGGGAACGAAGATTTACAGAATGTGGAAACTAAGATACTTGTCGATAAAATTACATGATCTTCCTATAGATGAACTTAAAGATATTCGATTTGCGAAATGGATGGATTTTGATTACTCTCCTGAGTATTTGGATTTTGTAGACGATAAAGCCATCTCGCCCGGGATTAAGGAGGCAGGGAAATTTTGGTTGGGTGGTAACACGTCGTCCCCCAGAAGACTTTTGGAAAAACTGATATATACAGAGAATATAGATACAAAAAGTATAGTTGAGCGAATGGCAGAGGGTAAATTCTTTGAGGACGAGATGATAGTCGAATTAACACAAAAAGAGCGGGAATTCAAAATCGCTGCTAGGTGTTTCGCGAAGATGGTCTTCGAAGTCAGAATGTTTTTCGTATTAACCGAGGCAAATCTGAAAAACTTTATGGGAGGAAGTTCAGGAAGCAATGGTTATCTTCCTCAACAAACTATGACTATGTCAGAGTCAGCAACGAAAAAACGACTGTATGATTTAACAAAAGACACCAAATATAAGAAAGCGATATGTTTAGAAGTAGATTTTAGTAGATGGAACTTAAGGTGGAGAGCATGTACCGTAAACCCTTGCGGAAGAATTCTTGAAGATATTTACGGGTTCCCGGGAGTATTTACTCAAACTCACAAGTTCTTTGAGAAATGCACAGTTGTGTTGACCGACAAACATTCCATACCCAATACCATCAATAAGAAATTACCTATCTCGAAATGGCCAGAGGGAGATTTAGTATGGAGAAATCATCAAGGAGGTTTCGAAGGAATATCTCAGTCTCTCTGGACAATATGCACAATTTCAATGATGTACTGGGCTCTGGAGGGATTAGACGTTTCTTTTTTGATGGCTGGACAAGGTGATAATCAGATCTTTACCTTAACTTTCCCGTCTCATCTCCAACTAAAAAGCCAGTTAATCTCTCTCTTAGTTCAAATCGACATGAGATGCAGTCGTCTAAACCATGAGGTTAAGCCAGAAGAATGCATAGACTCGTCGTCAGTTCTGACATATAGCAAAGAGATATATGTATCTGG